ATTAATTTGACCAACCACAATACTAGCACCTGACGCTGGAATTAATACGAAATTTAGTGATGTTCCACCTGTTAATGTATAGGTTGAAAATGCTTCTTGTCTAACACCATCCATAAAACAAGCTATTCTTGTTTCATTTAAAACTGGTGTTGATATTGTAAATTGTTTGGTAGCACCGTCACCTGTGAAATATTGAACTTCAAACATCTCTAATCTTTCTTCAAGGTAATCTCCTTCATCTCTAGCAACACTATCAGATTTACCATCTTCATAGTACTTTGATACTTCTATTGGTTGAGTAGTAAAATTTGGATCAATAGAAGATAGATAACACATACCCTCTTTAGTACGTCTTATACCATTGAATACTTTTTGTTTTTTGATTTCTCCTGGGATTATATAAGCCATTTTATTTCTCTATATTTATTTATTAAGTTATTGCCAATATACTTGCTACTGCCTCAACATCAACAGAAGTTGAATCAGGAGAAGGATCAGCGACCACTCTTAATATGTCATTGTTCTCCAAATTTACTGGTTTATCTAAAGTTAATGTATTACTAGCAGGAACTTCTAAATTTCTACCTATATGTCTATAAGTTGTTCCACCGTCAGTAGTAACTTTTACATTAACTCTTGCTGTACTGTATCCACTTTTATTTGAAATATATAATGCGTGAACTACAGCAGTTTCAGAACCGCCTGCTGTATATAAATCTGCTGAGGAATTATCTAAAACCCCTACAGTCATTCCTGCATTTTTAAATGTTGACGGCATAATCTTTCAACAAACCTATGAACCAAAAACTACAGAATATGCTAATGCGTCATCCGAAGTACCAATAGTACCTGAAGTGTTAGGTAATTTTAATATTCTATCTGCTGTTGGTTCTTCTACTGACAAAGTAGTTTCAAACGCATTTTCTAAATACCCTTCAAATATAAAATTTGATCCGTTCATAGTAATATCTCTATTTGTTACAGAACCATTAGCAGTTGCGTCTTGCAAAGTTACCGAACCTGCACCACCAATTTCTTTAATTTGACCAGCTGATTTTTTTATATAAAATTTACCATCTGTTACATTAACAGCCAACTCTCCAACATCCATATTATTTGCGTCTGGAATACGAGTTGCTACTTCTGTACGATATGGTTTTATTTTTGTTGCCATAGTTTATTTTTTCCTTTGTAATCTTGCTCTAAATTTAATTCTGTTTACTAATTTTGATTTTGTTAATCTTCTATCTAATTCAATTCCTAATTTTCTACCAATTCTTTCTAATTCTTTTTTAGTTTTGTTCTTTAAATCTTTAACTGTAATAGTAGTAGTCTTTGGTTTAACTGGTTCGTAAGAACTAACTGTTTTATTAATTAATCTTTTTATCCAACCAAACATTAGAAAGTTCCTCCATCTACTGTAGTTACTTCAACGTCACCAGCTGTTATTGTAAAGTTATCAGCAGAAAAAGAAGCAACACCAATGTTTGATGTACTTGCTAATTCTCCGACAATTTGTAATTGATTGCCACTAGCAATTGTATTAATTCCTTCACCTGCTAAAAATTCTAAAGTGCCTCCAATTGAAACTTGTCCTTGTGTTGAAGATTCATCTTTGAAATAAAGAGGATCAGCAAATTTAGCACCTGTTAAAGTATTATTTGCAATCATTGAATTTTGAACACCTAAAGGTTTAACTCTTATTTGGTCACCTGAAACTTCAATTGAACTATTGTCAGGATTTGTATCTATCGTATTACCATCTTTAACTAAACCTGCACCTGCAGTAATTTGACCTGCACCAGAAAATTGTGCTACATCTAAATCAGTTGTTCCAAATGTTGGTTGACCTGTATGTGTAAATGTATATCCATTGTTAGAACCAATAGTTCCTTCTTCTACAAATACAAATGAACCACCACTTAATTCAGATGGTTGGTCTTCTGGAGTTGCTCTTGTTAATACAAAAGGAGTTGATCCAGTACCAACTTGGTCAACTTTATAAATACCGTTTTCGGTTGCGTCTGTTTGGTCTTTAACTAAAAGTCTATCGTTAACACTTAATGCTATATCGTCAACTGATATTGCACCGTTAAAATCTGCTGTTAATGTTGCACCAACACCTAACGTTCCATTATTATAAGTTGCTACTAAATCAGCAGTTGTTGCTGCTTTACAAGATGGTTTAGTATCTAAACCTTGAGCAACTTGGTCAACGTATGCTTTGTTTGCAACTGATTGATTTTGGAATCCTGCTCTATCTTCATAACCACTTGGTAAAATAACTGTACCTGTTCCGTGTGGTGTTAAATTAATATTTTTATTTGCTGCTGTTGTTGTAACTGATTGACCGTCAATTGTAATGTCATCAATTACTAAAGAAGTTAATCCTGCAATATCTGTTTCAGTAGCACCTAAAGTTAATACTGAACTACCTAATGTTGTAGTAGGATTTGCTAAATTAGAATTTGATATACCTGCACTACCCGATAAATTTGAATCTGTTAATGTGTTCGCCTGAATTTCTACATTGTTATCGGTAACAACTGTATCCATACCTGCGCCACCAGCGAAAGTTAATGTTTCAGCTGTATTGTAAGTATCTGTTCCTGTATCACCTGCTAAATCAATATATTGATTAACAGTCATAAACTCTAAATTACCAGCACCGTCAGTTTTTAAGAACTGACCAGCAGTACCATCAGCGCCTGGTAATGCAAATGTTGTTGTAGCTGATAGTAAGTTAGGAGCTTTTAGTCCTACAAAATTTGTACCATTATTTGTGCCTTCATTAAATTTTATTGTTCCACCTACACTAGTAGAATTACCTACAATGAATTCGTCTACTGCTTTATTTGCGTCTACTATTACAGCACCGTTTGCTGTTAATGTACCTTGTACGTGATCCAAAATTTCAGCGAAATATTGTCCACCGATAACTGATATATTATTTGCGTCACCATTTCCATCAACTCCACCTTCCCCAATGAATAATCTATCTCCTAGATTACCTTGAGTTCCTGTTCCATAAGTAAATGCTAATTCCCCAAGTTTTAATGTAGCTGGTGCCGAAGTACTTGATGAACGTTTTATCTGTATTACTGTTGCCATATGCTATTTTTTAAAAACTCCCACAATTAAATAATAGTGTTCCTGTTGTAGTAACTATTTCGGTTCTAGTTACAAATTTATTATCACTAGACCTATATTGAATCATTGCGCCATCATCTAAATGTGTTGTGTCAACATCACCAAGAAGAGCAAATTTTAGGGAAGAATTTTGTACTGCTACCGTAGATGGTAAAGTTACCGAAACTGCTTCTGGACCATCACCAGTATTTACATTTATATTTGCTGTTGTAGTAGTTTTTTGCCCTACCGTGGCTGTAATATCTGCCATCCAATTCTCTCCTGTGAATATTTATAATATTTAATTAGACAGTAACCTGTGGTCTTACAGTTATAATGCCTTCAATAACTCTAGTAACTCCAGCATCCTTTGTAATCTCAAGGTCGTACACATATCTCTCAGCATCCAAATCACCTGTTTCTGTTGCTGTTAATGAGAGAGTAACTACTCCTGTGGTAGCGTCTGTTGCTATTGAAGTAGACATATTAATTCTTGTTCTTGTGGAAGCAAAACCTTTAGCCATCTTCGCCGCCGCCGTATAACCAGTTAGGTCAAACGCCTGTCCATTAGCATCCTTTACAGTTACGTCTGAACTAAAGGTTGCGCCTTGGTCTATCGTTAGATTAGCTATTGCTGCCATTTACTTTTTCTCGGATTCTGGTACTTCTTTTTTAATCAATTTGACTATTTTTTCGTTATAATACTTGGTTAAAACATCTATCTTTTCAATCTCAATCAAGTGTCTAGTCTTACTTACCTGTATCTCTTGTCTTACTGCTATACAATTCTGTAATTCAGGACTAAACTTCGTTTCATCATACTCTTTTTTGTCAATTGTTATCATACATTTATCTCCATTTTTAAACTCATATTACTATTTATAATAGTTTTTCTATATCCTTTGTACCATTTAAGGTAAACATTAGCGCAATCCTTGGCTCTTTGCTCATATTAATAACTGCGTGTTTATAGCCAATATTTAAAAAGGTAGCAGTACCATCTGTCAAAGTATATGCTTCAACTTTGCTATCTCTTTTAAATAAATTGACTATATTTTCATTACCATAAATTGGTACAATACACCTGACACCATAATTTACATTATAGTCCACGTGCCAAGGTATCATTTTACCAGGTGCTAATTTCGTTATTCTAATCCTACTTGCTGGAGATTTTAATTGTGTTACAATTTCCTCAAAATAACTACCTGTGTAATCTTCGGTAGGCACATTATATAAGTGTTCTTCTTTTCGTCTTAATCTTTCTGCTATGCTAGTCGTATGTGGTAATATTTCACTTGGTGTTGTAAGATTAATTTGTTCAAAATTATCATAAACATCTTTTACTAACTCCATATGATTATCACATAACATAGGATTCGCTGTTTCAACATCAACAAATTTATCTGCTAACTTATCAGTTTCTTTTCTCAATTTATCAAGGTCTATATTTAACCCCAAATCTGCTACCGTAGGTAGATTATGTTTACTTAATTTGTCCATCGTGTTCTCTTTCTATAATAAATTTAGATTTAGGTTCCCATTTAAAATTATCATCTTGCAATCTTATGCTATAAACATATTGCACCACTTTACCACTATCAAATAAAAACTTTCTTTCTAATTGTAATTTATTCCACCACTCTCCTTTTGTATATTGTTCAAATGCCTTATCGGTCATTTTCTTTTTTCTTTGGTATAAACTATTTATTGCTCTACTTTTTATATCGTGTGTAATATATAGTATCTGATAACCGTTCTCTCTTGCCCATTTAATTTGATGTTCAGCCATAATCAAACCACAATGGGTATGTCTATACTCTTTTAAAATATGATAACGACAAATTCTTAATGCAATATCTGAATCGTTTGTATAATGTGATTTTTCACCAGCAGATATTGATATTAAATTATCATCTTTAAAACACATCCAAGTTTCAATATCAGTATTATCTGGATTATATTTCTTATAAGTTAGACTTTCATTACCTTCTTCAAAAGTCTGTAATCTAAATTCTTCTATAAGTGGTCTATACTTATTAGGGTCTTCTGAATATCTTTTAACTATTATCATATGTGTGCTATCAATCTTCTACCACAAAATATTTCTGCTTCAACAATAGTCTGTTCTTTAAATTTATATTGTTGCATATCATTTGTAATTGATTTTAATTTTAATTTTTCTTCATAATATTTTTGCGTATGATAAGGTTCTTGTATAACAGCATTTTTACAATTATAGTAATCCATTATATCTGTAAACATCTTATAATGTTCTTTCTCATATAATAGTACACCACTAAAGATAATACAATCAACTTTAAAATTTACTTCTCTTAATTCTGCCCACTCTCTAACTTCGTATTCAATATTGTTTTCTTTTATCCATCTTTTTTGAGCATACTCTATCGGTTCAGGTGAAGTATCAAAACCATAGTATTGATAATCTTTATAATTTCTTTCGTGTAAAAAATCATTAATTGGTCCGTGTCTGCAACCTATATCTACTATACCTTTATAATTATTTTTAATAATAATATCTGCTTGTTTTTCAAATATAG